TCCTTGCGCGCGCCATCCTTGAGGCCCGCCCATGCGAGTTCGGTGATGTGCTGCGCGTCCATCTTCGACATGCGCTCCTGCGCCTCGGCCAGCGGGATGCCGGTGGCGCGGGTGAAGTATGCCGTAGCGTTCCAGCCGAACCGCACGGGGCGTTCCTTGCCGCCCATGCGGACGTAGATGACGGGCTTCGGGGTCGTCTCCATGCAAGTCTATCCTGTGAGGGTTTAGGAGGAGATCGCCGAGCGGGTCAGTTCGCCCGTACCTTCGATGTCGATGGAGTAGCTGACGACTTCGTTCGTTTCAAACTCCAGCTCGAGCGACGTCACCCAGGCGTTGCCGGTGAACTGGAACGCGCCGGTCGTGCCCGCCGTGGATGTCAGCGTGACGGCGACGGCGGTGTTCGACGCAAACGCGGCCTCGATAGCCACCTGACCGGCGTCGGTGTAGACATATAGCGCCTCGGCCGAAATCGACCAGTTGCGCATCGTGGAAATCGACTCCGTCCAGTTCGGGCTGTCGAAGTTGTTCGTCTCGGTCGTCTCCCGCTCACGCGAAAGCGACACGGACGTGAGCTTGCCGATGTTGGTCTCCCCGATCTTGAGGATGTAGTCTTGTCCGCGCTCTGCTATGGCTTTACCCTCCCGCTCTGGTGAGCGGTATTTATGTTCGTTAGGTCGTTATCAGGAACTTGAATCGTATGATGCGCTGCGCGTAGGCTTCGCCGTGCGCGGGGTCCATCTGGTACAGGTTGTATCCGTCGTGCTCCACCGTGACGGTCAGCGGGCGGTAGGGCGGGATCACGATGTCGGTATTGCCGATCGCCGCATACACCGCGTCGCCCATCGTCTCCACCTGATGGCTGCCGCCGTGCGCGTTCTCGGCGTAGGCCTCGACCTGCACTACGGCTCGGACGCCTAGCTCGGGGTCGGTGCCGCCTTCGCCCTTGTAGGCAGCGGTGACGGCGATGTAGGGCCACGGCGCTTCCCCGCCTTCGGTGAGCAGGTTAAAGCCCGACGTGTGCGACGACGTCTTGATGCGGTCGAATATGGCCTTGCGGACCTTGTTTAGAGGAGGTGCAACGAGAGTCATGTCGTGCCCTCCCCTAACTGATCCTTCATGTTGCGGACGAAGTCGCCGCGCATCAATTCAGATACCGGACCGGCGTGCGGGCGGGCGCTTGGCTGTACCTTCCACCGGGGATGCCCGTACTCAAGTACATGGGCGCGGTGGTCGTTGGTGTACACCTCGCCGCCCATGCCGCCGGGATCTACGCGCGGGTGCCACGAGGCGCGGTAGGTGCCCGTATCGACTGCCGGCGGATCACCCGGCTTAGACGCCCGGTGCGTGCCGTACCAGTTGCCACGGCCAGGGTGCGACAGTGTCTTGACCATGTGGCGGTGACCCTGTATCGCGGTAATGGCGATAGCCTTGGCCACCTGTCCGCGCTTGCGCAGTTCGGTAGCCTTGATGTCTTTGATGGCCTGCTCGGTGCCTTCCACCTTGATCGTAGTCCCTGCCATTATGCGCCCTCCCGTTGATCGGCGTGGAAGACGACCCACCGCTTCGAAGGGTCGAGCGCGGGCGGGTTGGACAGGTGCAAGGTTCTGTTGCCGCCATCGGCGAACCACTTGAGGCGGTCGGCGCCCTTGAGCGTAGACGATCCCGGCAGGGGCCACCGCATGACCACCTCGTACGTCGTCCCGCCCACGATCTGCCGCGCGTGCAATTGCTCGCGTCCACGCAAGGGCCGCACGCGCGCCGCCACGGTCGGGCCATCCGTCCACGCGGTCGTCGCAGCCCCGCCGCCTAGCTCCGTGCGGACTAGCGACTGCAAGGCCACCCTCTCGGACAGGTCCCCGGCTCGTATGGTGGTGATCGCGGTGGGCATCAGATCGTAAAGGCCCTGTATGAGTGTAGCATGTCAAATTCACCGGCGGGCAGCTTGAAGAGGCTCGTGCCGATCACGACGTCCGTCCTGTAATCGTAATTCAGCGCCACCGCCCGCTTGATCGCCGTCCGTATCGCCTCGGGCACATCGGCCGCCGTGGCATATCCCGCCGTGAAGACGACGCGTAAAGACGATCCCGCGTCGAGGAATCGCGGCGAGGCGAACAGCACCGATCCGGTAGCCGTCTTCCAGTAGTCGTCGCCGTCCACGAGCACCGTGTCGCCGGTGCGGTCGATGATCTCCACGCTCTCAATAGCGCTCACCCCGCGCCGCCACAGGCTTACCATGCCGCTGTGCATCGCCGATGGCGCAATCGCGGTGTACGTCCATTCGCGCTCCGATAGCGACAGCCATGTGTCGGACTCTATCGCCTCGCAGGCCGCGACAAGGAGCCGCGCGATGGCGTCGTCTTCCGCGTCGTGCGACACGCGCAGCCACGCCTTCATCTCGGCAAGCGAGACGGGCGATTCAGGCGGGGTCGATGCGCGGACGTCGTAAATCACTTGACGTACTCGATCTTGCGGAGCCGGTCCGCGTCGGTGTGCGAGATTTCAAACTTGGTGCCGCTCTCGACGCGCGCCGCCTGCCCGACCATAGAGCCGGGGATGTTGACGAGCGCCTCTACCTCCACCATCCCCTTTTCCTCTTTGGGCGCCGGTGCGTCGTCGGTCTTGGTGTCTTTTGCTTTCTTCGCCATGTGCTCTGCCGTTTACTAAAAGGGGCGGGCCGGTTGTCATCGACCCGCCCCTTCGTTATTCACTTATCCTGTGCTGCTTATCAGGCTGCGGCTGCGGTGAACGTGCCGGTCACGAAGGCCGCCGGGCGGTACACCGCCAGCGCGGCGCGAAGCTCGACCAGCAGCGTGACGAGGTTCTTGATGAAGTCGTCCTCATTCTCGGTGCTCAGCCGCGCCGTCACGTTTTCGCGCATGAAAAGCTGCGAAGCCGTGCGCCATGCTCCAGCGGTGAACGTGTCCGCTGCCTGCCCCTGCGTCTCGACAGCCGGGATGCCCCACGGGGTCAGGTTGCCGTTTGCGTTGCCGGGGTCGGCGAACAGGTAGCGCCCCTCAGAATCCTTGAGGAACCGCAGGCGCCATCCCTCGCGCGGGTTGATGACAAATCCGTCCGCCTGGAAGTGGCTCAGGCTCACCTGATAGGCGGCCACGCCGAGAATGTCGAGGATGTGAGCGCCGGTAGCGCCGAGCCCGAGCGTGCTGTCGAGCGTGGCGTCGAACGCCGTAGCCTGCGGGTTTACGCCGTGGATGCGGTTGCCCGACCCGGTGCCTACCAGCAGTTCGGTCTCTAGCTTCTGCTCGAGCAGCGCCCGCATACGACCGGTGATGTAGGACTGGAGCGCCGGGGCGTCGTCCATCATCTGCCGGGCGATCTTGACCCAGTGCGCCACGGTGGCGACGGGCTTCGAGACCTGCTCAAAGGTGAAGTCGGAGGACGGCTTGGTGGCGCCCTGTGTGAGCTGGTAGTCAGGACCGCCCGTCTGCGCGAGTTCGCGCATATAGGTGATGCTGCTCGCGGAGGTGGAGCCGGAGGCGATGAGGTCGCGGATCGTCAGGCGCCGCATACCGGGAGCGACGATGCCCGGAAGGTAGTCGCTCACGAGAAGCGGCCCAGCGGAGCCGGACGCCTGCGTGACCGCCTTGGCACCGGAGAGGAACCCATCGGCGGGAAAGTTCACCTCGTGCTTCTCGCGGCTGTCGCTCGTGACGGCCTTGAATCCGTCCTCGATCTTGCGCCCGATGCTCTCGCCGCCGAACGACTTGCGGGCCTCCTTGGAGGTCGTCTCGACCACGTCCATTCGGTCGGTGATCGCCTTGATCTCCGTGTGCAGCTTCGCGTTCTCTTCGACCAGCTTGTTCGCCTTCTCCTTGAGTTCGGCGACGCCTTCGCCCTGCGCTTCGAGCGTCTTGATCTTGGGCTGTAGGTCTTTTACGAGCGTTTCGAGGTTGCCGCTCAGCGTGTCCATTTTGGCCTTGACGGCCTCTGTGATTTCCATATTATTAGGGGCCGTCAGCCCGTTATGTTGCGTAGTGAGTCGTTCAGGGTGTCGATGAATGATTCGAGCGCAAGCGACTCGGTCAGCGCAAACAGCGCGTCGAGTTCTCGCAGGTCGAGCGATGGTGTGTCTTCTGCCACGGGCGCCGCTTCCAGGCTCTTGATCGAGACGGTGTTGCGGTGCTCGGCAGGGATAGGGGTGATGGACGCCTCGCCGATAGGCCACTGCGTCAGGCGAGTTACCGGCTTGCCCTTGATCGTGAGTTGTTCGCCATCGACTAGCCAGGGGGGAGCGCCGGAGGAGAATCCGGCTTTGCCCGACGCGATGAGGTCGAGCATCTTGCGCTCGTAGTCGTCGCGGGCGCGAAGCTGGCCTTCGAGCCACAGGCCCGCG